TACAATACGCATCTTTTCATCAATTGTAGTGCCTTGCATTCTGATAGTAAATTCTGCAACTCTTGACGCTACCTTTTCATCAGCTTGTATTGATTCACTCCCGCCTGTTGGCTTGACTTGCGCCCACCTTGTGTATAAGGTAGAATAAGAGCGCACCACTTCGCCAAAACTATTCTGCGTTTCAGAATAATTTTGAATAATGATGCGCTGATTAAGTCTACCTACTTGCATTGATTATGATACTGAACCTGTTGAAGGTGCGCCTGTGATTTCAAATGTTGCTGACCATGTAACAGCATCTTCCATAGGTGCTGATAAGCTTCCTGAAGTAATTAAACAACTTGCTTCATAATACTTATCACCTACTGTTGTTGTTGCCATTCTAACAGTTAATACCGTCTTAGCTACCATTGCAGCATAGGCTTCATCCCATCCCCAAGTTCCTGACTCTTCAAAAACTCCTTCGAAGTCAAAGCTACCTGAACCTTGACCATAGATTGATTCTTTCCAACCTGCGCTATCCTTATTGGATACGTCAATAGTTGCACGACTAATATTAAAGGTATTTGATTTACCTTTTGCTACATTTGTTCCCCCTACTTTTAATACTAAGGCTGTTCCATTTAATGCTGCCATATTCTTATTTTTTTATTTATTATAAATCTGTTAATAATACAATTCCGCTCGCACTTGCCGAACCTGTGCTAAATACCTTCTTAACCTCAACAGGATAAGGAACACCTGCTGCAATATAGACGTCCTGCGCTCCCATTGGTGCAACTGTTGTTGTATTGGTATCGAAGTGAGCCGCTGGCAATACTCTATAAGTTCCCGAAGTTGTCACACTAATAAAGCCTGTCTTACGAATTGCTGAATTAAATTGTTTTGTTTCCCTCCAACTTGGCAAGGTAGTAGTTGCACCTGTTAAGTCTATTGCACTACCTGAATAAGTTAGTGATACTTGAAAGTCATTTCCTGAAACACCTACAACAAACAACTCAGTATTGATAGCTAATCCTGTACCTGTAATTGTTCCTAATGAATCAAATACAATGATGTCACCATTAGCTAATCCACTACCTGCTAATGTTAATGTATTAGCCGCTAAACTTGCAGCGGTTGCTGTCTGTTGTACTTGTGGATTGAAAGTTGTCCATCCAATAGCAGTTAAGTAATTAGTATCACTTGGAGTTACTGCCACAACTCTGTTTGCTGTTGATAAATTCATTTTATTATTTATTAAAATCCGTATACTCTATTCCTGTAATTTTCCATGATAAACTTATAAGTATCGGGGACTTCATTTACTTGTGTTCCCGTTACTATTGTTTGTCTATTTTCGTACAAAGTGCCTATTAAAGTTTTAATAGCTGTTTTAATGTCCTCAGGTACTGCCGCTGCATTTGTATAACCCAATGTAAATCTTATAACCATTGCTTCAAGTCGATTGTAAACTTGTGGTACTGTTGTTAATTGAATTGAATAAGGTCTACCTTGAATTGCTGTCTGATAATCATTCGTACTTAATGTCTGTTGTGTGTTAGATTGGTCGTAATATTTTACATTACTAATTGCAGTTATATCAGACTTGTTAAGGCTGATTGGTTCTGCATTAATTTCATTTTGATTTAAGTATAATTCCCATGTTTGAGGTAGTAAATAATGGTAAGTATCGTTCTCAAACTTGCGCCTTGCAGCTGTTATGATAGAAGTTATTAGTGCATCCTCAGTCGAATCGTCAACTCTTAGATACAACTTAGCTTCTGCCAATGTTATCGGCTCGCTTGAAGGTCCTGTTACAAGTTTGTATTGCGCCATTATTTACTTTTCTTAACCGCTTTTTCAGGTATTGATTTCAATTCTTTTGTTTCAATTTCAACCGATACAAATTCAGCATATCCATTCTGAACCATATCCTCTGCCAATGCTTCACTTACTTCAATCTCTTCGCCACCAAAATAAGCCATGCTATAAGCACCACAAATCGACTTTAATATTTTAACTTTTTTCATATTTTTTATAATTAAGGGGAGAGCCGAAACCCTCCCCAATAACCAATTATTAACACACAATAATATTACGCAGTTGTAATATCAACTATTGCACCTAATGCAGCAGGTTGCTTAACAACTACATCAACGAATTGATTAATAGTTAAGGCAGTGAAACCGCTTCTTGCTTGTGAAATGTTATCTACAATTAATTCAACTCCACCGAATTGACCAACTACTACCTGTGAGAAATCTCCCCCGATTAAAGCTGAACAAACTGCACCACTTGAACCTTTAGTCAAAGTACTTGGTACACTTGAAGTAGAGAATAATGGGTAGTTAGCAATCGCATTTGGTGAACCTCCGAAGTTGTTGTTATAAGTAACAATCATTGCACCTGAACCTGTATCAGTTGAAGTCTGCAACGCCTTGCCATGAACCAAAGGATTAGTTAACCACTTGAAGTTATCCATGTTAGAATTTGCTTGTGCAATTGCAGACCATAATTCTAATGCTTTTGCAAAAGATAAAGCTGCGCCATTAGTACCCATAGCAACCGATTGAATTCCCGAAGTATTCAAAATACCTGTTGGTTGACCTGACGAACCTGAACCATTGATAACAGCAGCTTGTAAAGTTTGTGCCATCGATGCCATAATATCCATCATAATCATTTGGTCAACACTTCTGTTGGTTTGAATTGCCAAACGCTTAGAGATGTTAGTTGCACCATAAAGTAACTTAGGGCGTAAAGCACGATTAACAACTGTTGGGTCATCAGGACTTTGAGTTCCTGTCTCACCATTTGCCCATCCACTTACAACAGCTGAACTAAATCCCGGTATATCAGTATTAGCAGATAAGCCTGTTAACTTTTGAATACCTAATTTGTCCAATACTGAATAAGCAAAAAGAGCATCAAACCAATCAATTTTTTCAGTTGGAATTAAGAATCCACCATCAGCATCAGTTGCCGCTGTCATGGTTCTCTTTTCAGGCATGATTGAGTTCATTACTGAATTACTCAAGTAGATTCCTGTTGGATTAATTCCTGCGGCTCTTGCTTCGTTTTTTGATTCTTCAATCATTTCCTTTTCATATCCTGAAACCTTATCGCCTTCGCTTAAAAGTTTTGAGATTGAAAATCTGTCTTTGCTTCTCTTTTCAGGAGCATCAACTTTCCCGCCTGCTACACTTGCAGCTCTTTTTTCTAAATCCAAAGCCAATTCAACTTCTTCATTAAATTTTTCTTCGCTATCCATAAGGCTGCGAAGTTCAGCCTTTTGTGAATCAGTTAATGATTCAACTTTCGCCAATTCGTCTATCTTTGTACGAACGGCAGCGCGTTCCTCACGCAGTTGCTTACTTGTTTTCATTTCTATTTAATTTTAATTTTAAAATGTATTCTTGAGTTGTTTCTATTTGTTTTTTTGGTCTTTCGTGTTCAAAGTTTCTTGCTTCTACTGAGGTACTTCCATAAGCAGGAAAAGTAACAGGTGAAACGTCTTGTAGTTTGCTTATCTTCATGATAGTTCTCCTATCGTATGTTCTGCCATCTGCATCAACTAATTCCTCCCAGACTGCATTTTCAACATAAAATCCAAATGAACTTTTGGAAACATAACCTAACTTAATATCCTCAGCTACCTTTTCTGCACATTCGTTCAATGCTTTAAATTCATACTTCAATCCAACTTCATCAATAGTTAGATTTAGTCCTGTTTCAGCATTCCCATTCGTGCGACTTAACAACATATTCATATCATGATTGAATAATGCTGCAACGTCTGTCATATCGCAACCTTCAAATGCTCTTTCGTTTATTACTTCCTCATACCAACCCATGTCAGCAGGTTGATTGAACATAGCCGCATAACCTGAGATTGTCATTGGCATTTCCTGCATTTCTTCGCCTTCACCTTCTGACCTAATCTCTACCTTATGGCTTAATATTCTTCTTTCTAATTCCATTTAATTATCTCCTATTGGTTGTTTATCTGTTGCCTTAGAATCGTTCAAACTTTTACCCGCCCAAAATGCTGATGCTTCTGTTGATGGAATCATGTTAACAGGTATCATATAATGGTTGCCTGCTTCACCTATTGTATTTTCACCCATGAATCTCAAAGCATCATTGGCATTGTATGCACCTATCATATACATTCTGGTTACAAATTGACTCATTGCGGCACTATCACCACGCATCAACATATTAGCACTAAATTTTGCATCTAATGCTTCCATTTCATTTGTTTTAAATAATTTGCGCTCAATCTCTTGTTCAAAGCGAATTATCCAAGGCATTAAACAATCTGTTACATACTCGATATTTAACTGCTCTAAGTTACTTGAACCTGTTGACCCTGCTTGAAGTTTTGAAAGTGGCATCCTGAACCAACGTGCAATATCTGCCACATTAAATTCTTGCGACTCGATGAACTGCGCTTCATTTGGTGTGACTGAAATCTTAGTGAACTTTGCACCATTGGCTAATAATCCAACGCCTGCCGCTGTTCCTGTTCCTTTAATTGAACTTATAAACTTTTCTTTGATTGATTTTGCTGCATTTTCATCAGGTACATTGCCCGGAACTTCAATCGTTCCTGTCATAGTCGCACCATTGCCAAAGAATCCACTTGCATAGGATTGAGTAGCTAATGACTTGCCTATACTTTCCGCTGCATAACCTACTACTGACTTGCCTATATAGCCATCACCCATCCCTTTAATATGGAATATATCATCCTGAGTGAACGTGCCACGAACTCCTGTATTCACATCTTGAATTATGTAGTATAGTTTACCGTTGTATATCTGAGGTGTCACATATCGAGAATCTAATACATACAATGCAATTGGCTTCGCATTGGCATCTCTATCAATATAAGCATAACCATTGCCATCAATTAGAGCATATTCAATTAGAGTCTGTCTGAATGTGAATGGTGTTGATACATCACTTGGATACTTATTAATTAAGTATGATGCAACATTTGCGACTTTAGTTTTATTGCCATTTTCATCAACTTTGTAAACAAAAAAAGGCAGCTTAGAAATATCTTCTGAGATGTTTCTAACACTGCCGTAAAATGCTGATAAATTTAATGAAGTAGTTTGATTGACAGTCTTTCCGCTTGAATTTTCGCCAAAATTAAACCAATTCGGTATAATTGACGATTGAAACATACCGCCACTAACCTTTAAATCAGGTAGTTTAGCACGTTTTTCAAGGCCTAAAAGCTGCATTAATGTTGCCATATTCGACAACAAAGGTTAACAGATGCCTTAATTAATAGCCTAACAAAGTAAAATTAGGCTTATTTTGTTAGTTTTCAATCCCGATTTTCACTATAAAATTGACTTTTAGCAAACCTAAACGAGCCGTAACTGCTGAATTTATTACGTCCGTACCTATCTTTTACTTCAATTTCTAAAAGTTCATAGATTTGATAATGAGTTTTGTCTTTGTGTTCCTTCAGAAGTTCGATAAATCTTGCAAAATACCTTGATGTTGTTATCATAATTTAATTGTTAATAAGCATAATTAATACTTGTTGGCTGCATTTCGCTATTGAGTAATCCCCCCAATGCCATGACCAAAGATACAGGACCATCCACTTTTTCGCTTGATTTAGATTTGTCAATCTTGATATTATCAGCAGGGTCACGACTTATCATGATATTACTTACCTGCCATCTCATACATGCGTTTCCATTGTGTTTGAGTTCTTCATTTATTAATAGTTCTTCAAGTTTTTTTGTAGGGAAATCCATATCTTTATAACCCTGACCAAAGCCCATGCACTCCACCCCAACTGATTCTAATTTACTGACTATTGTCTCACTCTGCCACCTATCAAATACAATCATTTTTAAATTAAACTTTTGGCTAATTTCCTGCAACTTCATTATTATCATTTCTTCATCTCTTGACCTCGTATGGAATTGTAATACATCGCCATTCCTTACCCATTCAGGAAAGTCTATTGAGTCTAATTCATACTTTTTATTTTTAGTTTCCTCTGGTATAAAGAAGTAATTCAATGTCCTAATCTTGTTATCTTCACATCTGAATACAACTGAAATAGAATTTGTATCACCAACGCTTGCAAGGTCACACCCTGCTACACACTCAAGTCCTCTCAAGTCATCTTCATTATAATCTTCTTTTGCTGAAATCCATAGTTCATCACTTATCCACCTTGTAATACTTCCTGTCCACTTGTTCATGTGTAACCTTTGGAATGAGTTCATAAAACTTGGCATTTGTACCGCCTTTTCAAATTGTTTTTGAAGTTCGTCAGGCTGGAAACTTATTCCTAAATTTGGGTTCGCTTTTATCCAACAACTTGAATCTTTCCAATCGTCATTGTCATCAATTGAATATACAACTCCGAACCACGCATCATTTTTCAAAGTACCTTCTAAAATCTTCTTTGTGTATTCGTGATGTTTGTAACAGATTGTATTTTTGTTACTTCCTGCCGTTGTTATCTCAACTATTAAAGGCTGTTTCCTTGCTCCTTTTGCAGTATCTAATAACTCAATAACCTCCGCTGTCTTATGTGCATGAATCTCATCAATTGCAGCGAAGTGAACGTTAAGGCCGTCTAATGTTTTAGAATCACTTGCAAGCGGTTTGAATGAGCCTGAATTACTTTTACAAACAATGGAATCCCTAAACACATTTAGCTTTTCACTCAGTACTTTATTTCCTCGAACCATTCGCCCGCACTCTTCAAAGATTATTCTTGCTTGGTCCGATTTAGTTGCAGCAGAATAAACTTGAGGTGCTGATTCTTTGTCGATAAGCAAAGCACCTAAAGCCATGCCGCTGACTAATGTACTCTTGCCATTCTTGCGGGCAATTTCAATATAAACATTTCTAAACCTTCGCCTACTTTCTTTTTGCCATCCGTAAATCGACATGATTATAAAAGTTTGCCAATCTTCTAAAATGAATCTTTCGCCCGCCTTTTCGCCAATTGATAGTTTTAAGACGTTAAAGAATTTACACCACCTTTCGCCCTCATCAATATCAAATACTAAATCCTTTCTTTTCAGGTCTTTTAGGTGGCGTTTAACGGCAAGTTGCTGCCATTTACCTGCTATCCATTCACCTGACTCGACAGCCTTAATGTAATTATTGAATTTATCTTTAAAGTTTATTTCCATTTTTGGTAATTCATGTATCGCTAAAATAGGCTTTTAGACAATTTAATTAATTGATAATCATGTGAAACTTAGTTTTTATTTTGGCAATACGTTTCACGACATTAACATTTCTAATTCATCCTTTTCATTCTCTATTTTTGGTGCTGAAATCTTTGAGCGGGAAACGGGGGTTAATCCGAACTCCCTACATAACATCGTGTACTGCTTGGAAGCGTTGTCCCTTACTCTAATCATAGGATTAGCTTCTTTGCGCTGTCCGATTACTTGACCATTCTTATCAAAAATATCTACAAATATCTGCAACCCTTCGGCCTTAATCAAATCGTCAGCTTCCATGTAAGTGCCGTATTCATTGCACATTATTAGCATTGAACCTATATCTAACTTAGTGATTAACTTTACTTTGCCGTACTCTTCAAAAAGATTATTCCATAATTCAACGCCCCATTCGTTCAACTCACTTGGTGCTTCGTGGTCTGTAATGTAGTCAGGTGTTAGTTCGTCTTTAGGTTGTCTGCTTGGTGCGAGTGTTCCTTGTAATTCCTTAATTGCCGTTGGTTTTCTTGGTCTTGCCATTGGGTTATCTTTTAGTTTTCGATTTTGCGGTTATCTTTTTAACTGACAACCAATCAATAATACATTTTTCTTGTCTAATTTGAGTTGATATATATAAATCTATATCACCTCCAATATTATCTAATGACAAAATATTTAAATTAATAAGATTTAAAATTGAATCTTTTTTATTGTTAATTTTAGTTTGAGCTAATTGTATTAGTTGTAGTTTTTGAGTTTCCGCTAAATCGTTTTTACTTATTTTACCCTCTAAAGCTGCAAAATAAATTTCTTCTAGTTCGTAAACATTAAGAGTTATATCTTGAATGTCTTTATTTTTTTCATCTTGTCTGGTTTTCATTTTGTGTGGTTTATTTATTCAAAGTTAAAGTATTACTTTAGATTCGTGTGCGTAATTAATTGATTTTTAATTATATGAACAAATCATCATATTTTAAAACTTGTCATTTTGCATCTGTGGAAATTAAAC